CACAAGAGAGGAGCGGGCGCTGCGGCGCGCGCAGACGCTGCTGCGGCTGACGGTACTGCTGTGGATCGCGGTGCTGCTGCTGTGCCTGCTGTCGCCGGACTGCCTGGCAGCTGAGGCGGAGGCGATGGCAGCGGCGGCGGAAGAGCCGGACGTGACGTGGCTGGCCATGATCGGCGCGGCGTGGCTCACCTATCGGGGCATGACGCTGCTGCTGAAGCTGGACGAGCCGAGAAAGAAAAGGAGGATCAAATGAGCAACTTATCACCAAACGGGCAGTTATTAGGGAATCTGGAACACACGGCGGCGGAGCTGCTGGAAAGCACGGTGCAGGAGCGTGGGCGCGGATTCGCCAGCGACAATGAGAGCTGGGCCGAGATCAAGGGGCACCTTGAGCGCGCGAAGAAGATGGCAGGCGACGTCGAAAAAGTCCACAAAGAAATGTGGGACGCCATCAAGGACCAGAACGACGACGCATACAGAGCGCTTGCAAACGAGCTGACGCGCGCCGGCGCTGCGACGGCGGCGGAATGGGTCATTGTATCCGTCCTATCGAAGATCGCCGTTGAGATGACGCAGGAGTAAACAGATGAAGGAGGATAAGTTCTGCAACAAGAATCACCGGCCGACGCTCTGCTGGTCATGCCGGCGGGCGTGCGGCGGGTGCTCATGGACGGCGAGAGACCCCAAGACACATGAGGTGCGCTTCGAGCCCGTGGAAGGGTGGGAGGCGGAAAAAACAATGGTGCGCGGGACGAGCAGCCGAAGGCAGGGACACAAGCTCGAGGGATATTCGACCTACTACTACGCCATGGAAAGCTACCGCGTGCTGCGCTGCCCGCTCTACGAGCCAGACACGCGGACGAGGGCCAAAAGCGCCATGCCGGACTGGGCGGTGCGCGCGAGGGTAAGGGTATGAAGGAAAATAAAAAGGGCGGCTGACCGATGGAGCCGGTCAACCGCCAGAGGAAAACGACTGGAAAGGAGTTTTCCTTGCGCCCATTATATCACGCGGGCGCGAGGAAAAGCAAGGGAAAATGAGCAAGGTACTGGAAGCCATTGCCGCCATTGAAGCGCAGCAGCCGAAGGAACACTCGGCGGTCTGGGCGGCAGGCGAGCAGCTAAAGGACATGATCCGAGGCAACGAGAGCGCGGCGGAGATCCTGCTGACGGATCTGCGCGAGAACAAGGAGATGACGCTCGCGGCGGCGGAGAAGAAGATCGCCGAGCGGGCGAAGAAGAACAAGGTCGGCAACTGCGGGTGCGTGACGCCGGCGGAGGCGGAGGACATTCTGCGCGAGTTCTTCGGCCTGCCGGGGCGCGAGGAAGAGAATCCGCGTCGGAAAGAGGAGCGCAAGGTCGTGGATCTTGCGGACTTTTTATGAGCCGCCGCACAGACGCCGGATGGCAGAATCTGGCGGACAAGCTGCCGTTCCAGCCATGCGGAGACCTGCAAAACGACGTGCTGGAAGATATCTATGACAACGATATGCTCGGGACCGGGTTGATGCTTTACAGCCGCGAGAGCGTGGAGACCGCAAATTCTATTGCGCAGATCATGGACGCGGAAGACTGGGACCGCTGGGAGAAGTCTCGGAAGCGCCGCTGGGGCGCACGCTGCACCTGCTCAAACTGCGGAGAAGAGTTTTTTGCGGGCTATGTCAGCGACAGCGGTACGAGCGGCATTGTCTTGAGGCAGGGCGAGGACGGACAGATTTATGACGGCTACGTCGACAAGGGCGACGACGATGCGCAAATCTTCTTTGACGACGAGACGATCGTTTGCCCGCACTGCTACCAGAGCGTGGTCGTGACGCGGCGGAGCGAGCTGCGGCAGGGGCGCACGCTTCAAGCATTGCAGGCCGAAACGCTGAACATTGACGGATATCTCGCGGTGCTCTATTGGATGGTGGCGCGGTATCAGGACAACACGGGAACAGACGTCGCGACGTTCTCGCCGCACGCGGCACTGATTGTGGACCGCTGCGGTGTGCTGCGGCGCTTCCGCGCGGTGCGCCACAGTAACGAGGCGCGTGACGTAACGTGGACACCCTGCAAGCAGAGCCGCGACCCGATGCAGCAGCCCTATTACTGCCACGGCGCCGTAAACGGACGACAGGTCGGCGGCTGGACATGCACCTACGGTCCAGAGCTCGGCGGAACGACGGGCGAGAAGACGGCACTGGACAAATACATCGGCGCGGGCGGAGCCTGGCCGGGGGCGTATCTGCACGTCTGGCGCAAGCACCCGCAGGTGGAAAACCTGATGCGGCAGGGGTTCGGCGATGCGGTGACGCAGACCATTGACAACTATCTGAACATGTGCGGCAACTATTCCATGCTGCGCGACGCACCAAATATCCCGTGGGTCGATTGGAGCGAGACGAAGCCGCACCGAATGCTCGGCATGAGCAAGGAAGCCTTCCGCGCGCTGCGGGGAGAACGCTGGGGCAGAGAGACGGCCG